GTAGAGTCATACAGTAAGACGGTGGCTGCGTTTTTCAACGATCAGCCATTCCGCAACACCATCCTGAAGTTCAGAAGGGGTAATCAACGCTGATGGCTGCAAACCAGACCGCTAACTTCGTAGTCAAGGCGAAGGACTCCGCCTCAGGTCCGCTTGGCAAGATCGGCACCTCGATGGGCAAGCTGCGCCGCGTCAGCTTCACCGCATTCAAGGCAATCGCTACCGGTGCGGCCATTGCTGGAACTGCGCTTGCAGGGATTGCCGCAACAGCAGTCAAGTCAGCGGCGGATGATGAGCGCCAGACAATCCTGCTCAACGCAGTACTCAAACAGCGTGGACTGCTAACCGAAGGTCTGACGAAGCAGATTGACAAGCAGATCATCGCTATGGGTGCGCTGGGCATCACTGATGATCAGGTTCGCGCTGGCATTGAGGTGGGGTCACGGTTCTTCGAGAGCCGCAATATGTTGCTCAAGGCAAATGCTGTCGCCGCAGATATTGCGGCCGTCACAGGCACCGACCTTGCAGAAGTTATGACCATCATCGGCAAGGCAAGTCAGGGTCAGATGAAGGGCCTCAAGGCGCTCGGCATCCAGGTTTCAAAGAATGCAAACCTAGAAGAGATCCTCACGGCAGCAACAGCCAAGTACGGCGGTACGGCTGCCGAGATCGCTAACTCAACGAGCGGCAAGTTTGCTCGATCACAGGTGCGATTCAACGAGACGCTAGAGGAGCTTGGCTATCGGCTGCTACCAACAGTCAATAGGGTGATGGACTTCCTTGCCAAAGAGGCTCTGCCAGCATTCGAGGCAATCGTCCGCACGGTTGGTCCAGTCTTGGACGATCTCATCACCAACTATGTTGGACCTCTCGTTCGTTCGTTCGGCGAGCTGTTCGCGGTGTTCGAGGAGGGCGACATCAACCTACTGATCGTCGCGCTCACGCCGCTCAAGATCTTCCTAGAGGCACTGAAGATTACGGTTGACGCGATTGTCTTCGGACTCAGGACGCTCTTCGCCGCTCAGGGCAACCTAGGTGCAGCTGGTACGACCTCTGCCGGATACTCGCCGTACCTTGCCAATGCCGTCGCCTCTGGAACCTTTGTTCCACCGATGGCAGGCGGAGCTACCACCAACAACATCTTTATCGGCACAGGCAAGGTTGACACCGTGGTCACCGACTCGATCAACCGAACAGGCACCTTCAAGCGCGGCCGCTAAATGGCAAACCCATTCAGCCTGATCGTCGCTGGCGTTGACAGCGGCGCGAACCTCCTAGACCTTCCAGCTCCGAGCGCTACGACTACGCCGTATGTTGACCTTGGCAGCCTGACGCTCACGCTCTCAGGCGACGGCAACGGTGGCTCAATGCAGTTTGATGTCATTGAGACCAAGACCCCAGTCGCAGGACCGTGGTGGCGCTCAGGTGCGGTCTACGACAATGCGCGCGTGCAGTTCTTTGATAGCCGATACAACGCCACGACGCCGCTCTTTCTTGGCTACATCACCGGCATTGATGCGCGGATGCTGGAGAACGGCCTTGGCTCTCGTGCGACCGTGACCTGTGAGGATGCAGATGGCTGGCTCGGTAAGACCATCATCCGCAACGGCACGACAGGCATCCGCGCCAGTTCTTATGTTGATTCATTTATCTCTGGTAAGGACTCGAGCACAGATCAAGATCACATCAATGCGCTCCTGGCTCGCGTACACACCCAGGTCAACGACGCGACCACGCGCCAGATCCTGAACACCGCAGTGATCAGCGGCTCCACGCGCGCCATCTACACAGGCTCCGCACAGACCATCGGCAAGCAGACATTCAAGGCGACCACCTTGCAAAGTGCGCTTGACCAGATTGCTGAGGCCGCTGGCGGTGTTGCCGATGTGCAGTATCGCTATTGGATTGATGGCGATGGGCGACTCAACTACGGCCCTAAGACCGCAGCTCCGACCTACGCCACGGCTCCGGCAGAGATCGTCACCGACCCTGCAAGCGTGCAGACTGGCAGCACCACCACGCCGACGCGCCTGCTGGCACGAGACCTGTCAGTCAATCTCGATCACTCGGATATCGTCAAGGGCATCTTTGTCCAGGCTGACTCAGCCTACGCGCGCTATGACAGCAACCAGACCTATCCGACCGCGCCGACCAACGACCCATACTTCCGCACCTACACAGGCACCTACAGCCGCAACGGCGCAGGGCAGGCTGCGCGCAACGGCCCACTGCCGCACGAAGTCTTCAGTGCACCAAAGATCGTCAAGAAGTCAGACCGTGGCACGCAGATTGGCGAACTTGCACGAGCGACGATGGTGACGCGCGGCAAGCCGGTACGCAGCGTCTCGTTCACGATTGCAGGCGCTGATCTTGCACAGAGCGCTTCGCCTGATTGGGAGTATGGCTACAGCCAAGGCTACCCAGCCGCAGCTGCAACGCCGTACACGCTCGTCAAGGCGTGGCTCCCAGGGCAGTATGTGAAGCTGACCGCGCCAGCGCTCGATCTCTCGTCGGCTATCTTGTACATCGCCACCATCACGATGACCTTTGCACAGGGTGGCGGCACCTATCAGGTGCAGTATCAGATCCAGGCGGACTTCCGCAGGCAGTATCTCAAAGGGCTGCGCGGCCTCATTGCAGGAGAGTAGAGATGGGTAAGTACGGCACAAACCTAGAAGGCTTCGGAGCGTTTGAGGGCGGCGTCAACGCAGACAAGGGCGCACCGCTCGTCAGCACATCGAGCGACGGCGGTACCGCGCTCATCTTTGGGCCTGCAGCATCCAGAACCATCACCGCTGGAGTTGAGAATGGTGACTTCGCCATTCCGCCGGACGCAGCTGGAGACACGATCACCGAAGAGAACCCACTGCCGTACTGGTCGTTCACCGATTCAAGTGCAGGAGCAATCACTTGCGCAATCGTCTCTGATTCTGGCTCTGGCTCAGGGAACATTCTTCGCTGGACTGTTGCTGCAAATACGGCAAGTAAGTCTGCATCAATCTTTCGATATGTACCAATCGCCGCGACACGAGATAGGGCATTCTCATATTCTCTTGAGGTCACCGCAGGCGGTGCCACCAGTGCCTCAAACCGCCAGGTCACTGTTGACTTCAGGTACTACACGGCCGACCTAACAACGACAGGCAGCGCGGTCTCACGAACGATGAACTTCAATGAGTTCATCAATACCTCTACCGCGTACATCATTGCCAACACCGAGAGGCTCAATGCACCAGCAGATGCTGCATACGCACGCATTTATATTGAGATTGCTGCTACTACCACCAACGCATCACTATGCGTTATTGACTTGTATGAGGTCAGAATGCTGACTGGTCAGCCAATGATTCTAATCACGGAGAGAGATCAGACTTCGACATACGGACCAGGGGCAATCTGGAAAGCAGATGGCAATACGAACTTTGATACTGCAATGCCAACAGGTATTTCAGGTACCACCTTGGGCAAGTTGTACATCACACCAACTAATGTTTACATCACATCGCCACTCATCAACAGTGATGCCGTGACCGGTATTGACGCTCGTATTGTGCAGACAGAGAGTCTTATCGTTGATGGAACAAGTGCAGGGTCAGATCAGATCACCATCACCGACACCACTGCCGGTGCAGGTCTAGAAATCGGCGGAGACACCAATCTCTATCGCTCTGCCGCCAACACGCTAAAGACCGATGACTCGCTTGCCGTCACTGGCGACATCGGCTTTGACGGTGTGATCTACGGCTCTTCCGCGCTGACTGGTCCAGCAATCAACCTAGGCGGAACCAACGCGCGACTCTGGCTGCACTCATCGCCAGCCGCAGATGTCGCTGCGTCTACCTCATCAACAGTCTCTGGCGTGCTGATCACCAAGGTGACCGCAGGTCAGCCAAGCACCAACATCAACGGCACTGCCAATACCGACGCATTCGCCGATGCACTGCGCAACGGCGGCCTCGCCGTAGACACGACCAACAACCGTGGCTACTTCTACAGCTCAGGCTGGAAGTACGCCAACCTGACCACGCCATCCGACTCACGCCTGAAGGAAGAGATCACCGAGATCACAGGCGCACTTGACACGCTCCGCCAGCTCGTGCCGGTGGCGTTCAAGTGGAAGAACCCAGAAGCACACGGCCGCACTGACTGCGTCGCTGACGATGGCAAGCGCCTGGGCTTCATCGCCGATCAAGTCGCCACCACGGATCTCGCGCACTGGGTTGAGACACTTGGCGTAGATGACCGTGAGGCGCATCTCGTTGATACGACTGAGGTGCTCGCCGTCAACATCCCTCAGAACGAGATGGAGGCGCTCGTGGTGCAGGCACTGCTCGACATTGACGCGCGCCTGAAGGCGCTGGAGTCACGATGACCCCACGCCAGATTGACCAACTGATCGAGCGCCTGGACTCACACTCAGCCAAGCTGGATGAGGTGCGCTCAGATGTGGACAGGATCAAAGGAGGACTGGTGGTCATTGGTGCGCTGTTGTTCAGCGTGCTGATCCCACTGCTCGCATCGCTGCTCTCTAAGTGAAGCGGCTTGCGTTCCCACTGCTAGGGATCGTCTTCAGCACGCTCATCTTCCTGCCTATCGTGCGCGCTGAGGATCTGCCGCAGCAGGGCGTGCGGATGACCGTCTACAACGGCTTCCAAGATCCGAACTACCAACCCTGGGTAGAGCCGCCTACCGGCG